AATGCTAGATGTTGGTGCAACCGACCTATATATTCATAAGTATATAGGTATACAAGATAACGGACCAACTACCAGTTTAAGTACACCACAGCAATCTAGTCCTGATCCAACAAAGATACAAGACTTATTATTCTTAGAAAACCGCGACCGTGTATATGATAAAGACATTTATAGATTGCGCGGACATTATAATGTTCAAAACTTAGACTTTGATTTGAGTCAGTTTGGATTATTTTTAAATAATGATGTAATATTTATCACAGTACATTATAATAAAATGATAGAAATGATTGGTCGTAAATTAATGGTAGGTGATGTTATTGAATTACCTCACTTAACTGACTATCATCCATTAAATGAATTAATACCTACAAGTCTACGTAGATATTATCAAATTACAGATGGTAACTTTGCTAGTGAAGGATTTAGTAATACATGGTATGCACATTTATGGCGTATTAAATGTGAGCCGTTAGTAGATAGTCAAGAGTTTAGTAACATTCTTAAACAACCAATGAGTACTGATAATTATCTAGGTGACTGGAATAAAACTAGTACATATGTTTCCGGTTATGTAGTTAGTTATGGTAATAAAAATTATATTGCTAACCAGAATGTACCCATAGGTACACCTTGTACTATTCTAGATCCAGCAACAGGCACATATATAGTAAATAATACTTACTGGTCATTAGACATTGCTGATAATCTAAAAGATATATTGGGTCGTTATAATCAAAATATTCAAGTGAATGATGCAATCATTGCAGAAGCAAGTAGAATTGTACCTAAATTAGGATATGATAGACATCAACTATACCTAGTACCAACTGATGCTACTAGCGGTCAACCTCAATTACCAAAGAGTGTTTTAGCTAATCCAGGCGCGCCATTACAAGCAACAGTTAGAATGGTACAGGGAAAAGGATACAGTCCTAGTCCAGGTATTATAATTGGTGCAGGTGCATTAAAAGACTTTTTAGATAAACCCTTAGGTAATAGTGATTTGTTAAAGGCCTTTATGAATATGACATTAGAGATTGAACAAATTGAACCTGAAAGAATAGATACGGGCGCCGGACAAGTGTCAGGTGATTTTGTTCTTGCCGCTAGTGCAAGTAGTGTAGTATCTACACCTTACGGTACTACTGACAATACATATTCATTTGCTAGTGATTATCCAAGTGGTCTTGTAACTGCAATACTTACTCCGGCAGGCAGTACAGTAATTACTGTTTTAGAATCCCCTAAAGATGCACATCAAGGAATAGATTTAACTGCAAAAGTAACACAACTAGGTGGACAGATTGCGGAGGTATTTGATACAGGTACTATTATTGTGAGTAGAGATTTGAATGCTAGGTCATTTACTATTAACAAACCAACGTTATTTGCAATGCCAATTAATACAATAATTACTATCGCTGGCATAAGTTTTAAGGGTACAGTAACACCTCAGATGGATTATCGTGCTGACGCTGATCCTAGATTTAAATATGTTGTTAATTATACACCATTAGGATTTGGATATAGCAGTGGTTATATGACAGGTGATGGTACTGCACCAAACGGACTACCCTTTGAATCCGGTATTACATTTCCACCTACTCCTAAATTAGGAGATTACTTCTTAAGAACAGATTATTTACCACAAACAATGTATCGTTATGATGGTACACTATGGGTACAAATAAGTAAGAATACACGTGCAATTGCTGGATCAGGTAGCAATCAAACTCAAATGGGTTCATTCATTAACAATACAGCAACTACTACATTGACTAACGGTAAAACAATACCACAAAGTCAACCATTATCATCGTTATTCAAGATAACACCAGATTAAGGCAAACAATGGCACAATATTTTTATGATTCACAAATACGTAGATTTTTAATACAATTTGCTCGGGTATTTAGTGATTGGAATGTAACAAAAGGCAAGGACCCTGCAGGTAATGATATCATCGTGCGTGTTCCAATTCAATATGGAGATCCAAGTCGCCAGGCTGCTGTAGTACAAGGTAATAACAGCCCTAGTAGTTTACCAAGTGCACCTTTGATTACATATTATATTACTGGATTAGAATATGACCAAAAGCGTACACAAGACCCTTACTTTATTGACAAAGTAAGTGTGCGTCAACGTGCATTTAATCAGACTACACAGAGTTATGAACAAACACAAGGACAAGCATTTACAGTAGAACGTGTGATGCCTGTACCCTATACATTAAGAATCAGCGTAGATTTTTGGACTAGTAACTATCAACAAAAATTAGAACTCGTAGAACAGTTAGGTGTGTTATTCAATCCCAGCATGGAAATTCAAAGCACGGATAACTTTATTGATTGGACAAGTTTAAGTGTTATATATCAAGATGGACTAATATTCAGTAGCAGGTCAGTACCTCAAGGAAGCGGTAATCCAATTGATATATTAAATTGGAAGTTCTATATGCCTATATGGTTGAGTACTCCTACTAAGGTCAAGAAACTAGGTGTTATACATAAAATTATCGCTAGTATATTTAAGGGTAATGCACTTACTGATATGCAAGATGACCACCTATTATTAGGTACACGTGAGAAAATCACACCCTATGGATATAAGTTATTATTAATAGGTAATACATTACAAATATTACCAGCCAATCAAACATTATATCCAGACAATAGTAGTATTGATTTACCACCTAATCCTAATACTGCATTATATTGGACCAGTGTACTAAACGTATACGGTACTGTTAGACCTGGTATTAGTCAAATATGGTTACAAAATCCATATATGGATACTGATATTGTAGGCACTATTCAATATAATGATAGTGATGATAGATTGTTAATATTCACTATTGACAAGGATACATTGCCAATGAATACATTGAAGTCAGTAGACAGCATCATTAATCCCCAACTTAAAGCGCCCGGTCATGGATTACCTAACCCCGCTGCAGGGCAACGTTATCTAGTTGTTGAACCTATTGGTAGTAGTAAAACAGCCACTATTGATAACAGTATTTGGGGAGGTATAATTGCCAATGCAAATGATATTATTGAATATAACAATAATGCTGGCGTATGGGAAGTTAGTTTTGATAGTAACATAACTACAATCACTGAATATGTGACTAACCTTACATCAGGTGTGCAGTATAGATTTGCAAATAATGCTTGGATGAAAAGTTTTGAAGGTTGGTACGACCAGGGTGATTATAACATCGTAATTTAACGGGCATCAATAACTATGATAAATCATAGTATGATGAATATTTCAGGTGGTGTTTTCTTTTATGTACAGAACACACAAAGATTTTTATACTTATTACGCAATGACCCTAAGAATATAGGCAACTGGGGTATTCCAGGTGGAAAAATAGAAGAAGGTGAAACTCTATTAGACGGTGTCACACGTGAATGTATGGAAGAAATAGGTTACTTCCCAACTGACGCTAAACTTATACCTATACAAAAATTCATTAGTAATAAATTTGTTTATCATACGTTCTTTTGCAGTGTAGAAGATGAATTTATACCTATACTCAACGATGAACACAGTGGATATAGTTGGATAGATTATGAACACTATCCAAAGCCAATGCATCCTGGATTATTTAATACAATCAACTTTGATGTTGTACAAGATAAACTAAAAGAGTTGGTTAAAAAAGGGTCCTAAGACCCTTTTTTGTTGTGCTTAAATTAATTAAGTATTAGGGATACTTACAGAAGTATTCAATACTGCTGAACCAAATGTATATGGAACACTTGAATCTGTTGCAAATTGACGACCAGTACCTTGTGTTACTGTACACTTACGTGCACCTATCTTTGTTACAAAATATGTACCGCCAATACTATCAACAGCAGTAATAGTCATCTTACCTGTATCAGTACTTGCAGATCCAGATAATGCGCTAGACTTTAATTCACAAATTGCCGTACCGTTAGCAGTTATAACCTTGAAACGCTTAGTACTGCGCTGTTTAATAATATCAGCAACTTGTGCGGTTGTAGTAGCATTAGTTGTTTTAGCATAAGCGGTAATTGATTGGTTTAACTGAGTTGTTAATACTGCTGTTAATGTGCCAGTAGCTACTTCTGCACCAACGTCACTATCAGCAATAGTAACTGTAGGAACTGATGTATATCCACCACCTCGATTTGTGATTGCTATTCCTGTAACTGCGCCGGACGCACTGATTATTGCAGTACCTGTAGCAGTCACACCGCCTGGCAATTGAGGTGCTGTAAAAGTAACTGTAGTAGTTGCATCTGCAAAACCTGTAAACGCACCCGCTACTGTTACGCTGGCGACACCTTCGCCACCAGTGAAACCTGTATTAGTATTACCGAATAATTTTTTATTTAATTTTGCCATTTTATTTTTCCTTTAAGTTAATGGGCGTTCTAGGCCTACGCAGTGGCGTTCTGCGTAAACTCTCGATTAAGAGCGAACTATGTATTTATGATTAATTTGAGATTATGGACGTAACCACACCATACTGAAGGCGCCGGGCGTAAGTCCTGATGTAGTAATGTTCCAGAAACCATTAGGTGCAGTAGTACTATAGTAAAATTTAACGCATATTAAATCATCTTTATTTAAATATACCATTGTAGATGCAGATGATGGACTTGATGCACCTTGCAATCCTAATACTAATGAAGCAAAACTTCCCTCTGATATTGGATTGTTATTTTTTAATATAACTACTGAACCAGCACTAGAGTAAGAAGGTACTGTGGTCCAACTAGTTGGCATTGTAATGACAGATGCATTTATTAAATAGTATCCTGATTTTGGAGCCCCAAAGAAACCAGTTGCATTATTATATCCACCTTCTGATGTAAATGCAGTAACAGTATCATATACTATTAATGTTGATGCGCGGCTTCCGGCTGTACCATCTAAAGGTTTACTAGTAGTAATGGTAGCAGTAAATGCAGGACCATGTGCATCAGTAATACCAAAACCTGCAATTGTATTAGGAGTACTTGATACTCCTGTCCAAGGTACTATAGTCGCAGTACCTGCAACGTTTGCATAATTTGCATTCAACGAATAAGGCACATTTCCAACTACGGTTGAAGCATTAATATTAGTAAGATAAAAACCATTACCAACAAATTTACCTGCTGCTATGTTACCAGCAGCCGTAACTATACCATTACCAAAAGTTGTATATGTGCTAGTATTTCCAACTATTAAGGTTGTTAGTTTACCAACACTTGTAATATTGGGTTGTGCATTTGTTGTTACTGTACCAGAAGTTATAGCAATATTTGCGTTTCCTACTGTACCGTTTACATTAATACCGTCTATTGAATATGCAAGTACTGCTTTGGCTACATTACCTGTATATGATGCTATTCTTAAGTCAACATCACTATTACCATAACTTGTTACTGCATTACTGTTGCCGGCAACAATAGTTGTCCATGACAAATTACCGGTGCCATCTGTTTTTAATACCTGTCCATTAGTTCCGCCTAACAATTTAAGATTACCAACTGGACCTAAATTAGTAATTCCATCTACTACCAATGAATTTAGTACACTTACACTTACTGCATTTATGTTTGTTAAATAACGACCGTCACCTATAAAGTACGAACCTGCTAATACATTACCAGAGTCTGTGATGGTAAAGATAGTAGAACTATATGCATTATTAAGTATTTCTAAACCACCAGTTTTATTCAATCTTATAAATTTACTAGTATTGGTTGCACCATTGATTGAAGTAGTCAGTGTAATCATGCCAGCATAATCACCGCCACCATGTTGATTATTATTAGTAATCTTTAATTCACCACCTAGATTAATATTACCATTTGCAATAGTAGTTAGATTTGCTAGTGTGCCAACACGTGTTATATTAGTTTGTGTTGCTGTTAATAAAGTACCTATTATATTAGTTGCAGTTATATTTCCTGATATACTAAGTACATTGCTTGCTTTATCAAAAGTTAAACCAGTAGTGCCACTAAAACTACCACTGTTATTAAATTGAATTTGAGTGTTTGCTCCACCCGGATTAGTTCCGGCACCGCCACCACCTGAACCTGTTATCCAACTTAGTGTTCCTGATCCATCAGTCTGTAATATCTGTCCATTAGTACCGCCAGTGACCTTGAGACTATCTACAGGTATAGTTAAAACGCCCCTAACTTGACTAGCATTAATAATACAATCTGGGCTATTAGTTAATAATTGTGTCAATGTAGGTTCTATGCCTACAGGTGGATCCAAAATAGGATCGTTTCCTATGTGAACTGTTTTAGTGTCTACTGCAAAACCTAATTCACCAATATCTAATTGGGGTAAGTCTGAATGAGCACCGGTGCGAACTTGTATTTTGGAGATTTGTACTATTGCCATAATAGTATTTATACAAATTGCGAGTAGTACTGCTCCAATCTGTTAAACCACATGTCGCTATATTTGTCAAACTCAACACCTTCAATGATGAATTCCTGATATACTACATCCGCAGTACACATAAAAATCACGCCCTTACGTATCTTTGTACCATGAACTTCATTATGTGCATTAGCATAAGCGGTTAATTGAACAAAGTAGTCATCAATCCACTCACGTTTTTTGAATTTATTAGACTGTTTGTGGTCCATGATAGCATCTGATCCATCATGTACCCCGCATAAGTCAGTAGTACCTGCATAGACTTTGGGGAAGTATAATGGAACTTCTGTCCCCCAATATTCATTACATTTAATCAAACCGTTACTTACGATTTGTTGTGCCATTTTATGTGCTTGTATGCTATAGGGATTACTACCGGGATCACTAAGAACACCGTTCTTAATATAGTCTTCAATATACTTGTGCATTCGTGTTCCACGACCTGCGGCTTCAGTGGTAATTGCCTGTGCTTGAACTGTGCCTACACGCTTGCGCCAATTGTTTAATGCTTGTTTAGATTCTTCACTTTTAGTAGCATCTAGCACTGTAGTGACACTGGGTAGTTTTTCACCGTCTGGAGTAGCATATCTACGTTTACCGTCGATTGTTACACGCTCCATTGGTTGATAATTATATTTGTTTGGGTTGTACATTTATCTATTATACTACAACTTTATGCCGTTGTCAAACTCTAAATGATTCGCCACACCCACAACGATCCCGTTCATTAGGATTCTTAAAGTCAAACCCTTCATTTAATCCATTACGTATATAATCTATTTTCATACCCCTTAGATATAACATATCTTTATTAGATATTAATATAGTGAATTCAGGATATGTTATGCGTTCATCAAATGGATCGAACTTTATTTCTTTAACATATTCTAATACATATGCTAACCCGCTACAGCCTGTAGTTCGTACACCTATGCGTATACCTTGATGATGTGTCTTTGTTAATAGTTGTTTTACTTTAGCGACTGCAACATCAGTTAAGTAAACCATGTTTTTCTTTGTAATTATTCACTGCGGCTTTGATAGCATCTTCTGCTAATATCGAACAATGTATCTTGACAGGAGGCAGTGCTAGTTCTTCGGCAATCTCTGAATTTTTAATGCTTGATGCCTGGTCAAGAGTCATACCTTTAACCAGTTCTGTGATGAGACTGCTACTTGCAATTGCTGAGCCACATCCATAAGTTTTGAATCGTGCATCTGTTATCACTCCCTCAGTGTTTACTTTTATTTGTAGTTTCATTACATCGCCGTCAGCCGCATGCCGGAGCACCAACCATCCCGGTGCCGACATGCGCTTCATCCTTGGCGAACGATCCTACATTTCTCGGGTTTTCATAGTGGTCTATTACTTTATCTGAGTAAGCCATTGTGTTCTCCTAATACTTTGTTTACAATATCTTCTGGTTGGAAGCGATCCCATTTCGTCCTATTTTCTTCCCCCAGAATCCATTGGAGATTACTTCTACCTCCAATGACTTTTGGATTTACACCTAAATCAAACCCCTGCTTAAAAGGAATAATATGATCCAATTGATATTGGTTTTTCATTTTTCCAGTGTCCTTAGGTACTAAACCCTCTTTTTTCATAGCATACCTAGACCTATAGGTTTCTCTCCTACATAAGTTTCTGTATATTATAAATTCATCATTAATTTCTTTTTTGGGGCGCATGTTGTTGATGCGTCCTTCCCAATTTGGATTATTATGTCCGGTCCACTTGAATGATTGAATTGGATTAGACAATCCTTTATTCCAACCTCGGCCCTTTTTTAATCCTTCAGTATTCAATTTAGATTTTTGTTCTTCTGTGAATTTGATACCTTTATTCCAAGGTTCATGTTCTCCTCTGTTCAGGGGATTCTTACATTTTTGTGAGCAGAAATCTAAAAATCTAGGTTTGGTTTCAAACCTTTCATTACAGTATCTACAATATTTAATTATGCCATATTTGTTTTTCATACAAGTATTTATCACCTAGGCGTACCCGCATTATCCTAATGGGTTGGGTTTGTTTGCTTGCTTGCTTGCCATTTGTTGTAGGGTCTTTTGGTTGTCCCCTACTTGTTGTTCTTGACTATCCATTTCTGGCTCTTGACCTTTAAAAATAACTTCATTATCATTGACATCTGCAATAATATTACTAAGAGGTTCTTTTTTAACTATGTCAAATAAATCATTCTTATCAACAGGTACATCATGCTTTCTTAATATCTTTAAGAAAAGTTCTGTTGGTAAATTTTGATTTTGACCTTTGAATCGTGATTCTAAATAACTTGCAACAGCAGTTAGACTGACACGCAAAGGGTCATCATCAGCAAATTCAAAGAGTCTCATTTTA